CAGACAGTGGCTCCCAGCCGCCAATTACTTCGGGATTACCCTGACGAAAGCGTACCTTGTCGGCCTCATACCAACCACCCTCAGTGGTGTACCGCGTGTTCTCTTTATTCACGCCCGGCTTGAACAGGATTTTTTGTAATGGCATTTTTAGTCCAGCAGTGCGCACTCGGCGGTGCGCCGTTTAAGCAAGCCCGGCAACACCTTGCCGCCGCCTTTAGTCCAGAGCATCAGTTGTTCCTTGGCCCCTTCCCAATCATTGGCGTTGATTTTCCTCTTTAATGTGCTTGTTTGCAAGCGCCCAACGCCTAAATTGTAAGCAAAGTCCACGATGGCATTGCACTTACGAACGTCTGTAATTAAACCGGGGCAGTTACGCAGAACTCCGGGCAGGTACGTATGCTCAAGCTCAACCATCAAAAGCGCCCTAGCCGTGGGTTCATCCATCGGTGGGTCTTCCAAAGTTACCTTGCGCTTGTCTGCGTAGTAGGTAGAGCCATAGCCAATCGTTGCCACGTTAGCCGGACAAAGGTAGGGCTTGGCCCGATACCCTTCATATCGGCGGCACAGTTCAGCAGCAAGCTCCAAGTTCATAGGCCACGTTGCTTCAGAGTTCTGTCAAGGAACCAATAGTTAATTGTCCCAGACAATAAGGCTGAAAAGTCAGGTGTCATCATAGTTTTGAACACTTCTACGGCTGGCGCACCGGCAAGCCATGCGTTCCATGCAAACCATACGTGGATAAATGACCAGACAAACAGCACCCAGTATGTGACCACGGGGCGCACGGAAGCTGACAGACTAGCAACCCAACCGCCTGCGGCTTTGACCATCTCGGCCTGCTGAACGATGGCGTTATTGAACGCATCCATAACACCTACGTCAATAGCGGCTTCCCGCTGTGCGCCGATCTCAGCCAACTTTTGCTGACCACGAAGCGTTTCTAACTCACACTGACGGGCAAACATATTGAGTTCGTGCTGGCGCTCATTCTTCCTGTCAAAGAACTTTAGGACTTCAGGCGCAAGGCGAAACAGGCCACCAAACACAGACCCCAGAATACCGCCAGATAAGATGTCAAGCATTATTTTTTCCCCAGTTTTTCACGTTCTTCAAGCAAGCGAACCTTGACTTGTAATTCGTTGATGTGCAGCATCAAGCCCTCTTTTAAGATGGCGCGGCGCTCGGCACTAATTGGGCTGTCTGTCGGCACACCTTCTTTGGTAATCAAGGCAGGCATCTGTCCTTCGATCTTAGTCAAGCGCTCAGAAAAAGAGTTGACCTGCCCCAACAGCCACGCCAAAGACATGACAACGATTGGTATTACTGCTTTGAGTGCGTCTGACCAATTCATATCAAACTCCATGCAATTATGTACGTGCCAAAAATAACGAAGGCCACTAGGCAGGCCGCGGCAATGAATGCTTCAGCCCAATCTCTCATGATTAAGCTACGACGCGCTGAGACCAAGGTTTTTTTATAAAAGAAAGAGATCTCAGCGCATTAATACTTCCACCACTGTATAAAGACCATGTAATAGGAGTATTATTTGAGCTTACAACTGTGCTAGTTTCCGACCATGCAATAAATACGGAACCTGTATAAATAACACCGACTATGTTGCCAGATATACTAGTAGCCGCCGCTGTCCATGCTGTGCCATTAGTTGAATAATAAACACTAGTGCCGTTAACATACACCATGTAACCATTACCGACACAACCCCTAACACCTTGATTAGATGGAGATACAGAGGGATTAACTTGATTCCACCCAGAAGTTATATTGCCAGATACGTTGTATGCAATTTTTTGTGTGTTTGTAAGCGGCGCAAATATTTTGCCATTTTCTTCAAAAATAACAGGCGCCGTTTCGTTAATACCCATTGTTAACTGAAGCGTAAATGATGTACTTCCAGCGGGGCAAGTGTAAATAAAAGAATTGACTGCATCATTATCAACAAATTGAGTCACAAGTCCAGAAGCCCCGGTAGTTGACATTTTACAATATGTAAGAGCGCCAGTTGTGAATGACCCTCCCCCCGTGCGTAATACAACAATAGTCCAATTTCCGGTTAAATTATTTGTACTTGTAAGACTTGAATACGCCACATTACAAGAATTACTACTAGTGTTTGCGTATAGGTAAAAAAATCGCCCATTAGATTCATCAACTGCTAGTGCAGCCGCGCCAGCGCCAGAGCCAGTAGTTACAAAATTCACAGAAATTCCTATAGCAGATGCAAGGTCTGGAATTACTTGAGACCAATCAAGACCGTTGGTTGAAGAAAATATGCCATTGGCTGTACCAGAGTTTGAAGCCATTAGGACAAACCATCTACTGTAATAGCTTGACCAAAATGGTGCGCCTAATGATCGGTACTGTCCAGCGCCGTTAGTGTAAACCCCCAAAAAATTGTTAACAGATACGTTGCCAGCCGCTAAGTTACTCATGGTAGTAGCTACTGCACCGTAATCGTTTACGGATTTACCAACCACGCTGTATTGCGCTGTAGCACCGGGCACGGGTGCCGCCGTTGCCGCAGTAGTTTGAATTGAGTTGTCGGGAAATTGAACGCCCGTTGATACAAGAGATGTTGGCATTTAAAGCTCCTATTAAGGTGTACCGTTACTGTTAATATCGCTCAGTGTTGTAAATACACCAGCACTTGTCATTGACGCAATTGTAGTAGCGCCATATTTAAAAACCAAATTTCCGCCGGATTCCTCAACGGTAAAGTTTGTTGTAGCAAGTTTAGCTACAGTGCCATTAATGTTTCCCGTGCCGCCATTAGCAGTAGGCAGTGCGCCACTTAATGTGATGTTTGGTGTTGAACCGCCAGAAGAAGCCAAAGGAGCAGAGGCTGTTACTGATGTAACGCCTGCGCCAATAGCGCCAATCTGGGTCTGAACAAACGCGGTGGTTGCGATCTGCGTTGTGTTTGTGCCGAGGGTAGCTGTGGGCGCGAGGGGCACACCTGTTAAAGTTGGGCTTGCGGAAAGAACCGTGTTGCCTGTACCTGTTGAAGTAGTTACACCTGTGCCACCGTTGGCAACGGGTAAAGTTCCAGTCACGCCAGATGCCAGATTGATTAAACCTCCAGCAACGGTCACATAGTCGGTTCCGTTGTAATACACAAAAGCCCGTGTGCCTGCGGTAACAGTCACAGGCGTAATCTGCCCAGCACGTTGAAAAGAAACGGGGAAAGAAGAAGCGTTATCGACAAGATAAATCTTGCTGTAGCTTGGGCCTGTGATTACTTTTGTAGTCGATGTGCCCGTAACACGAATCACCATGTACTGCGCAGTGGTTGCCCCAATGTTTGTCGCGCTTGAAGTGCCAACGGTGTTGGCTAACGTAATTGCGCCGTCACCAGCAAAAGACAAAGTGCCCGCAATAGCAATATTGACGTACTCAGTGATGCCGTTGTTAACCGTGTTGCCCCATGCACCAGAGAGCGTGCCCTGCGTTGGGGTGACTAGTTGTAGTTGTCCTGTTTCTGCGGCCATGATTATCTTTCGATGAGTTTGGCGACCAGCGCCTCAAGTTTGGCAATTCGCTCTTCTTGCTCGGCAATTGCAGCTAAAGCCAAAGCACTGAGTTTCTCGTAGTCTACCGCCAATGAACCGTCTGGTCGAGTGCGAACTGCAACAGGGAATTTAGCCTGCACGTCTTGAGCAATTACACCAAAATCAGCCTTTTGAACAAAGTAGCCGTCTTCACCGCCGTGCTCTTCAATGTAGTCATCTTTCCAATCAAACAACTTACCGCCAATAGCTGTTGCGGTTTGTGCTGCATTAGGAATGTTGCGTACATTCTCTTTAAATTTAATGTCAGAAGAATAGAAAGCCACCACGCTGGCGGTTGCGCGAATCTCACCGGCTGTAGTTGAACCTGCTGTACCAACACCAATGGAGTTAAATTGTGAGTTTTGAGAAGTGCTTGTAAAAGTGGCGGCTGATCCAGATGTGTTACCTGTTACGTTGCCTGTGACGTTTCCGGTTAAAGTCGCTGTAATCGTACCGGCGGAAAAGTTACCTGACGCATCTCGGGCAACAATAGCCGACACCGTGTTTGCACTTGTTGCGTTTGAAGTAACAGTAAATGTACTTGAGGTTGATTGGTTAGCTGTAAACGTGGCGGAACCAGACAACCCTGTGCCTGACACCGCTAAAGTCAATGTGCCGTTATTTGCCGCTGCTGTAGCCGCAACCCATGAAGGTGCTGACGCGCCGTTAGACTGAAGGACTTGACCAGAAGAACCTGCCGCTAACATAGCAGTAGTACCAGCCGCCGACTGATAAGGAACCGTACCCGCTGAGCCGCCAGCCAAGTTTGTAGCTGTTGTTGCTGTGGTGGCGTTACCTGTGGTGCTCTGATTTAGGGTTGGGACATCCGTAACTTGGATAGTGGACATCACTACATCTGAGCCGTTGCCGCGCAGGTATTGACCCGAAGTAACAGCCCCCGCCAGCGCATCCATCGCAGCTTGACGAGTTGTTTCGCCTGTACCACCGTTAGCAAAAGCCACAGTACCAGATACGTTAGTAGCATTACCTGTCAAAGTTGCTGTAATTGTTCCTGCGGCAAAGTTACCAGAAGAGTCACGAGCAACCACCTTAGACGCAGTGTTTGTAGTCGTTGCATCAACCGCAAAAGTACGGGCAGCAGCACCGTTAAAAGTGCCTCCGCTGGTCAGGTATGTACCAGCAGTCAAAGCGTTAGCCACGGAGCCAGCAGAGCCTGTAATGTTGCCGTTTACATCAGCGCCGTTGACCACATCCCATGAAGGGACAGCAGACACAGCACCTGTGCCGGTCTGAACCAAGAATTTCTTAGTGGTTGTTGTGTTACCCGCCAACTTAGCCAACGTATTAGCTGCGCTTGAATAAAGCGTATCCCCCAGCGTATAAGTGCTTTGGCCTGTTCCGCCGTTAGTAGCGCCTAATGCACCAGACACTGCGTTTGATTGATTTAAAGCAACAGCATTCCACTCAACGTTGGTTGCCGAAGCATCCATAATCAAAGACCTGTACGCCGTACCTTTGGGCAGCTTACCCCAAGTGTTTGTGCCTGAGCCGTATAGAAGATCGCCCGTAGTAACCGTGTTAACCCCAGTGCCGCCGTTTGTGGGGGCTACCGTACCGGTCAACGAAATAGTCAGACCTGTTACATCAATGTTTGTGCCGCCAACATAGTTAAGTTGGTCTGAGAAGAGTGTAAACGGCAGTGCAGTTGTACCTACAGTAATTGCCGCTGTCTGAGACAAAATGAACGCACTACCTGCATTAGTTGCGCCTGCGGTTGTAAAGAAATATGCGTTGTTGGAAATCTCGCCTGCGGTAGCAGTATCAAAATTAGTTGCACGGGTCAGTACATAAGGAGCGCCCCCACTGCCTGTCGCAGTGACTGTGTAGCAGCCGTTATTTGCTTGCGCCGCTTCATCCTTGACTAAGATACGCTGAGAGGTGGTAACAGCATTACCGTCTACAGACAGAGCGCCGTTTGCGGTAGCCGTTAGTGTGGCTCCTACTCCAGCAGTTCCGTTGTTGTATGTGTTTGCGGGAAGGGCTGCTGCTGTGGAATAAACTACGGATGGCTGTACGGTAAAACCCGTAGATACCGCTGAGTCTACGTATTGCTTAGTAGCTGCTTGTAAGTTTAGTGTTGGATTAGCATTGAGAAGAACAGTTGAGCTAAACGTAGCTGCGCCTGTTGAAGTAAATGCGCCACCAACAGTCAAGCCTGCTTTAGTCGTAATAGACTGATTAGTACCTGAAATACGTGCAGCCCAATCGGTTGCTGCCACACCACCGGCAAACAACAACACATCTTTGGTTGCGGTAGCAGTACCAATAATTAGTTCACCGCCATCGTTGTATACGTACCCTGAACCGGGCGTAAAAATTGGGTAAGCCGCTTCAGTGTAGTTAGAGCTAGCAATGCCCATATCAATGAAGTTAAACGTGCCATCACCCAAGTTGTTGTAGGCAACAATATCTGTAGAAGCAGAAGCACCACCATTTAAGTTCTGTGCATAGAACTGTGCAAAGCTATTGAGGTTGGCGTACAACTCAGCCAAGGCCGCACCAAATGTTGTGTAACTTGTAACGCCTGTACCGACTACTGTAATGGGGCCACCGTCAATCAAAACGTTTCCGGTTGTTTCTTCGTAAATAGCTTTAGAAGATGGGTACGTACAGAACACATCCACCGTGCCTGTAAAGTTAACCAACGCGCCAGCATTAGAAGAGGACAAAGGCGTTGCGTTACGGCTTAATGTTGTACCAGATGATGTGTACGTGCCGTAGTTAACTTCCCATGCGCCTGAAGCTGCGTCCACGATAGCAAAGTAAGTAACGTTGCCGTTGCCAATCGCAGAAAAGCCTTGGAAGCCTGTTGCGGTAGCGCCCAGAGTAATCGTGCCTGTGCCGGGAGCAGTTGCGCTTTGTTTGACCCGATCTTTTACTACAATAGCCATTTTGAATCCTTAAGTCGGTATTTCTGTCCAGTCGGGCGCTGGGGGTGTTTGTCCTGTTGGAATTGTGCCCCATACAAGCACTTGTCCTACATACACATTTAGCTGTATACCAGCAGGGTATACGTTTGCGTCTTTTACTCTACCATACGCATCAAGTCCAGAAGCCAATTCTTGGATACTGCCGTTGAACCTAGCGGTAGCGCTTTGCGTATGTGAGCCAACGGCAGATTCTGTAACAGTGACAAAGAACCCACGCCCAGCATTAACTGCATCGCTTGCCGTAGAGATTTCTGCAATAGCGGCTAACAAGTTTGCAATAGCTGAAGACGTATCTGTTGCTGTGGCTAACTCTGATATTGAAGCCCGCATCGTGCCAATGACAGTTTGAGTGTCTGTGCCTGTAGCTGTTTCGGCTTGCGTTGCTAGGAAGTTAGATGGCGCAGTAGCAGCAGTGTCTGTAGCTGTGGCAAGTTCTGCCCGAACAGCGGTCATTATGTTATTTAAACTAACAAACGTTTCAGCTGCTGCGATTGCCTCTTGGATCAGAGCGCCTGCACGAGTCTCTTGAGCAACAGAATCGGCAGCCGTAGCTGCCTCACTTACAGACGACAACACTGTAGCCCCGCCTAGAGCGGCGAAGGGTGCTTGGGCAAATGCGACATCTCCAAACACCGCGCTACCTTATTAGGCTGCGTCAAGCGAGAACGTATAAGTTACGTTCAATGTATCGCCAGAATCAACAGTCTTATCACCACCGGTAAAGTCACCAGCAGAGAACAAAATGCCTGAAGTGCCCGTAGCTACTGTAGTTAAAAACGCACCAGCCACCACAGTACCATTAACCAACATAGGAAATGCAGATGGGGCAACAGAGTTGCTTACCACTGAAGGATCAGCCAATGTAGGAGAAGCTGCGTTAAAGGTAACAGCAATACGATTACCTGTGTAGGCTGTGCCGGGAACCAATTCTGTCCAACCAGCATGAGAGGCCAATGTATTACCGGCAGCGTATGTTGTGCCAGAACCCGGGCCTTGAACCAAACCCAAGAACCAACTGGCTGTGTAACCAGCGCCTTTGAAGTACTTGCTGTTCATGTCCTGCAAGCCTTCGTTCACAACCAAGTTGTGGAAGGTGTCAGACCACTTCTCAACGCCATCAGCGCCTACGCAAGTAACGGTGAACACGCCACCGGCAAATGCACTGTCGCCGCTTTTAGGATTCGCAATTAAGCCTGCTGACACTGCGTCTTGGGCTTTTGATGTTTCTGTGCTCATGGTAAGTCCTTAAGATATGCGCACGATGGCGCTGTTCGCATCGGCAGTTGGGAAAATGATTTGGAAAGTGTCGTTGGTTACTGTTTTGTCTGAACCAAAGTCCAGCACTGCAACTGATTTATTGCCTTGTGTGACGTTATAAATCAAAGCTGCGCGAGCAGTAAACGTGGCGCTTGTCCAGCTTGTGTTGCTGAACGATATAAAAGCTGTGGGCACACTGGCGGTGTTATTACCAGAAGTCGGCGATACCGAAATCACCAGTGTGTTGCCGCCCGTTGTATATCCGCTGCCATTAGGTACTTCGTTGGTACTGCTATATACAGTTGTAGCCGAGCCAAGATTTGCCGCTGCTGTATACAGTGCGACTTTAAAAGTGTTTGGCGAAGTTGGGCCAAAGTTGTGTACTGCTTGAAGCAGTTCAACTTTAAAACTTGTGGTTGCTGTTTGCAGAATTGCCATATCAAGTCACCTTTTGTCGGAACTGCCCAGAACGATATGCGTCTTGACGCTCCATACCATCGGCCAAACGTTTAGCCAGTGCAAGCGCTTCCATGAACTTCTGGTTGTACAGAGTCATCATGTCGGCCTCACCCTTCATGTAAGTATAAGCCTCTACAAGCGATCCGTACAGTAGCACAGAATCAAAATTATCACCCAGCCAAGAAGTGTTTGGCGCTACAGTAATGCTTGTTGGGTAGTTGTAATAATGCAACTCAACCGTATAGGCAACGTCGGGTGTGGGGCCAAGTATAAATGTTAGCTCTGCCGCGTCGCCTGACTGTGGGCCAAACAAAGCGTAATACCGTGGGATGCCTGTGTCTGAAGGAACAGGGTACGCTTGACGGATAAAGTTAACGTCTTTGTTTAGCAGATACTCGTACGCGCCCGTACCGTCAATGACCGCCATGGAATATACAGCCAAGAAATCTGATGGGCATCCCAGATAAGGGGTGCTAGGAGACACCAAGCCCGTCACATTCTTGCGAATGGACGGAAACTGCATGGAGTTGTAAATACGCTGCTCAGCCTGCTCAACAAACACGGGGATATTAGCCACGAAATCTGCTTCCGTGTTCTCCGTGTACGCTTGAATAGCGGAACTGAGTTGCGCGTAATTCATGCCATTGGGCCTCTAGACATTACACCTTTAGTAGCCGCGCCTGCACCGCGCATCCTGATACCAGATGTTTTAGTAGGCTCGTTACCAGCCGCTTTGCTGATATTGCCAATAGACATATTAACGGTGTCAGCTTTACTGCGGTTTGGGGGGATGCCGGGGTTCTCGGATATGCCTACAGGTCTGCCATCCATTGTGTGTGGCTTAGCGTATGCAGAAGCAGGTAGATTGTTAATCTTGGCCATGATTAGTCTCCGCGTTGATTAGCTACTTTAGCCATGCCACGACCATACTTGAGCATCATCTCATTGGTCTTACCGCCCTTGGCAAGCTTTGTAGGCTTTTTGCCGGGGTGCATGTTTTTCTCGTGCTTGCCGACAGCAGCTTTAATCATCTTCTTGTCTTGGGCTAAATCTTTCTTGTCCATATCAGACTCCTATTTGTATCGTTACTGTACCAATTTGTACACCTAATGCCAAGTAGTTTGGCGTTAACACGCTATCAAAACTGCTTGCCCCACCAACAGGGTTCCAACCCCACTGAATGTCCCTAGAACCGCCAGTCAGACTGCCGGTAGCACTAACCCCTGCCGTGACGTATGTTGTGTCCTTGCGCGGGTTACGCACTGCCTGCGGATCATCAACTGGGTACATACCCAACAACAACTGTGGTTGATCGGGATCAAAACACGCATCACACACAAGCAGATTATAAATCTTTGTCTTCTGTATCTCTTTACGCAGTGCCGTTAATTTGAACTGTTGGCCACACCTATCGCACATGGCGATACTGTTCTTACCGGAAGCAAACCGATTGCCCATTTACGTACCGCTACCAATAAACATCTGACGGGGCACAAAGCGAACTGAAGCCTTTTCACGATCTTCATCAGCGGCCAACTGCCAAGCTTCATCGTACTGTTGTTTCAAGACGGGCAGGCGTTCAGCACCACCTTCAATCTTAAGCGCCAAGTAATAGGCTAAGCCTGCCACCATACAGGGCAGGAAGCGGAAAGGCACATCCATCGTGCGTACACCACCGCCAGCATCATCAATACGGCGCATGCGCCAGTAAACAAACTGATACGTTGTGCTGTTGTCTGGGGTT